ACAAACCTATAATGTGTTCGGCTTGGTCTGGTCAAGCAGACTTTTTAGATCCTAACTTTAGTTTACTGATAGGAGGAGATCTTAAACCTATACATCAATCAGCTGTTGTTAAGAACGTACTTATTCCAGAATCATCATGGTTTCAAGCTGATGATGCACAAGTAGGTAAAGGATATAAGGATATAGTTAAAAACTATAAGAAATATTTAACTAAAGCAAAAAGATTAGGACATAAAAATAGAACTGAATTTAGCTATGGCAAGATGGTAGAGAAGATAGATGAGTACCTAACTCAATATACTTCTAATTTAACTAAACAAGTGGAACTTAATCTTCCTAAACTAGATTTACCAAAACTTAAAAAGGTATGAAAGATCAATTAGTAGAATGTAAACGTTGTCAAGGTAACGCTTGTTACGAACAACACATAGACGCAAATACAACTACATGGTTGTGTATGGGATGTGGATTCACTACATCAACTCTAATGGATAAAGATGGACCAACAACTAGGTCTACTCTAGAAACATCACCAGAGTTATATAAAGACTTAATGTTTGTAGATGAAGATAATAAGGCTTGGTTCCCAGCAACTATAACTCTACCGGCAAAAGGTATGGTATTTATAGACGGTACTGACAAAGCAGACTGGAAATGGTCTGCAGTTAAAGCTGTTTTTATTACGCCTGAGGAAAGAAAGACAAAGAACTTTCCAAAAGATCAAACACATAAAATGGATATGAAAGGTGCTACAACATATGAGCAGAAAGATTTCATGGATGCATTAGAAGTAATAGGTTTTTATGAAATCCAAAATTAGTTACGCTATAACGGTATGTACTGAGTTTGTAGAGATACAAAAGCTTGTTAACCTTATTAGGAAAAATAAAAGGCAACAAGATGAAATAGTTATCTTATATGATCAGAAAAACGGTAATGAAGAGATAGCTAATTGGTTAACTAAACAAAGTAAATACCCTAACGTACAGTTTTGGAGAGGATTCTTTGAAGGACATTTTGCTGATTGGAAAAATACTCTAAAAGACTATTGTGAAGGAGATTATATCTTTCAGATAGATGCTGATGAGTTACCTAACAAAGCACTTATAGATAATCTTCCAGCAATATTAGAATCAAATCCTAATGTAGATGTTTACTTAGTTCCTAGAGTTAATACTGTAGAAGGCTTAACAATAGATCATCAGTTAAAATGGAGATGGAATGTAAACGAAAAGGGTTGGGTTAACTGGCCTGACTTTCAATGGAGGATATGGAAGAACAAACCAGAGATCAAATGGATTAATAAAGTACATGAGAGATTAGATGGTCATAGAGAGTTTGCCACACTTCCAGCAGAAGAAGTATACGCACTCTATCATCCAAAAGATATAAAAAGACAAGAAAAACAAAATGAATACTATGAGTCCTTATAAAGTTGGAGTAATTGGAAATGGTTTTGTAGGAGAGGCACAAGCGTTTGCTTTTTCATTATCAAATGAAGTTTTAATATATGATGTAGATCCAAAGAAATCATTTAATACATTAGAAGTAGTACATCAGGCAGATTTTATATTTGTCTGTGTTCCTACTCCTATGTTTAACGATGGTACTCAAGATACAAAATATATTGACTCAGTATTTACTCACGCAAAAGAAGGTCCTATATACATAATTAAATCAACGGTACTTCCAGGTACTTCAGCGTCTCTTCAAGAGAAATATCCAGAACTAAGTATAGTATTTAGTCCTGAGTTCCTTACCGAGAGAATAGCTAAGTTAGATATGATGATGCAAGCTAGGATAATTTTTGGAGGTAACTATATGAACACTCTAAAGGTACAGGAATTATACGAAGGTAGATTTATGAATAGACATTTTATTCATACAGATACTACTACAGCAGAATTTATAAAATATATGAACAACTGCTTCTTTGCTACTAAAGTTTCTCTATTAAACGAATATAAAATATTAGCAGATAAATTAGAAGTGGATTGGAGAACAGCTATGCATGGATTTGCAGCTGATGGTAGAGTTGGTGATAGCCATATGCAGGTTCCAGGCCCTGACGGTAAGTTGGGTTTTGGTGGTGCATGTTTCCCAAAAGACATCAACGCATTTATACAGCTAGGGAAAGAAAATAATATAGATATGAACGTCTTAGAAGCAGCTTGGAAGACTAATTTAGAGGTTAGACCAGAAGCTGACTGGACACAATTAAAAGGTAGAGCAATATCATGAAATTAAAAAACAAAGGAAAAGAAGCAAAAAAAGTATGGTATGCACCATATAAATTTGAATCATACGGTCAAGAAGAGATCGATGCAGTAGTAGAAGCATTAGAATCTGGTTGGCTTGGAGGTCAAGGACCTAAATCAGTAGAATTCGAAAAAGCGATGGCTTTAAGGTTTGGTAAAAAACACGGAGTGTTTGTTAACTCAGGTTCGTCTGCTTGTTTATTAGCATTAGCAGCTTTAGATCTTCCGAAAGGCAGTAAAGTTATTACTCCGGCTTGTACTTTCGCTACAACTTTAGCACCTATCATTCAATTAGGTTTTAAACCTGTCTTTGTAGATGTAGGGCTAACCGATTATGTAGCAGATATAGATGAAGTATTAGATGCAGTAACAAGTGATGTAAGAGCTATAATGTTACCAAATTTAATAGGAAATAAACCTAATTGGTTTAAATTAAAAAATACTTTAGCAGCAAAAGGTAGAGGAGATATAGTACTGATAGAAGATTCTGCAGATACTATAACAAAAACTCCAGAGTCAGATGTTTCAACTACTAGTTTTTACGCCTCTCACGTAATCACAGCTGGTGGAGTAGGAGGTATGGTAATGTACAATAATGACGAACATGTTAAAAGATGCCTGCAATATAGAGATTGGGGTAGAATGGGTGATGATTCTGAAATAGTTGCAGATAGATTTAATCATCAGGTAGATGGAATTTCTTACGATCACAAATTCTTATATAATGTACTAGGTTATCATATGAAAGCATGTGAGATGAATGCAGCATTTGGTTTAGTTCAGTTAGAGAGGTTTAAAAAGTTTAATAAGATAAGAAGAGCTAATTTTGAAAGATATTTAGAAAACTTAAAAGATGTTGAGGAAATACTTCTTCCTAACGATATTAAAAGACCAAATTGGTTAGCTATTCCTCTGCAGACTGAAAAAAGATTTGAACTTTTATCATTCTTGGAAGAAAATAATATTCAAACCAGAGTTACTTTTGCCGGTAACGTTACAAGACATCCAGTATATAGAGAATATTTAAAACCATTTAAAAATTCAGATACTATTATGAAGAATGGATTTTTATTAGGTGCTCATCACGGTATGACTTTAAAGGATGTTGACTATGTTTGTAAAAAGATAAAAGAGTTTTTTAAAAAATAATGGAATTTGTAAATTATAATACCGACAAATTTAATTTTAGAAATATTATAGAAAGTATTCTAGAAACTGATAATTTAGAAAAAATTCATTTAATCCAAGATTATAAGTTATTTGTTAAAGGTACTGATCAATCAACAGTATGGCATAGAAAGTACTATGATAACTTAGATAAATTTTTACCTCTATATAATGAATTTATAAAGGATGTTGTTAAGCCAACATTTGGTGAAGATATAGTATACCAAAAAATACCTACATTTAGAACTCAATTAGTAAATAATTTAGGTGTATTTGAATTCCACAGAGATAGAGATTATTCTCACAATGAAGAAGAAAGAAACTTTTTCTTACCATTTACCGATGCTTATTCAACAAACACAATTTGGGTAGAATCAGAAGAGGATAAGGCGGATTACTCTCCTATGAATACCCTCTATGGTCAGGTAGTAAAATGGAATGGTAACAGTCTAATGCATGGAAATAAACAAAATAATACTCTAAATACTAGAGTAAGTGTTGACTTTAGATGTATTCCTTTATCAAAATATAGCGAGGAAGAAGGTGCAGCTGCAATATATTCTAAAATGAAATTTAAAGTTGGTGATTATTACGAGGTAACAAAATGAAAGTAGCAATTTTAGGTGATGGACTTCTAGGTACGGAACTAGCTAAATTAACAGGATGGGATATCTTGTCAAGAAAATTAGGTAATTTTAACATAAGAGAGTTCCAATCTTATATCTTAGATAACTATGAAGTAATTATAAACTGTATAGCTAATACAGATACCTATTCTAAAATAGATATTGGTCATAAGCAGGTTAACTTTACTTTTCCATCGGACTTATCTGATTACTGTAACCATAAGGGAATTAAATTAGTACATATTTCTACCGAATTTGTATATGCCGGTAACAGTAGCTTAGCTTCAGAAGACGATTTACCAGTCCCTCATGATAGCTATTATGCAAAGTTTAAATTACTTGCTGATCATTATATAAGTTTGACTAATAGTAATTATTTAATTTGTAGACTCCTTCATAAACCTTATCCTTTCCCGTACGATAAAGTTTGGAACGTACAAACATCTGGTGATACTGTAGATAAAATAGCTAAGTTAGTAATTAAACTTATAGAAAAAAACGCAACAGGTATAATTAATGTTGGTACCGGCAAAAAGAAACTTAAAGAAATAGCACCGGATAAAGAAGAAATCGATGCACCTAGTAACGTACCGTCAGACACATCGATGAGTTTATTAAAACAAAATAATATTTTAGATTTAGTATGAAAAAATATAAGTTAGGATTTACAGCAGGTAATTTTGACCTCCTTCACCCAGGATACATCTACACATTTAAAGAAGCTAAAAGACATTGTGATAAGCTTTTAGTATTACTCCATGAAGATCCTTCAGCTACCAGGTTTAGCAAGTATAAACCAGTCATCTCTCTTTATGAAAGATACAATGTGTTAATGGCTGTAAATAATGTAGACGAAGTAGTAACCTATCAGACAGAGGATGATTTAATAAAATTGATAGAATTCTACAAACCAGATTTGAGAATATTAGGAGATGATTATATTGGTAAGAGATTTACAGGCGATCACCTTCCAATAGACGTTATTTATACTACAAGGTCACATGGATGGTCTACAACCAAACTTAAAAATTTAATTACAGTTCAAACTATAAAGCAGAATCCAAAAATAGTAGACGAGGCAAATGAAAGTAGTTAAAGACTTTAGGGGTGAGGTTATAATCGAAGAGGCAAAAGATATATCTCAAATGTTTATAAGTACAAGTTATAAACCTTTTACATTTAGGGGTATGCACTATCAAACTAATCCTAGACAGATTAAGAATGTAAAAATAGTTAACGGATCTATAATAGATTTTCTTTACAATTTAGAGACAAAAGAAGTTAAAATTCTTAATCTTAATACTGAAAGTGATATTCTTGTTATTGACAGAGAATGGGCTCATGGTTATTTTACATTAGAACCTAACACCATTCTAGGATATACTATGGTAGGAGAATTTAATCCGGAAACGTACTCTTCTTTATCATGGAAATCTATTCCAAAAGTAAAAGATAAGATACTTTCTATTTGTTCAGAAGATCAAATAATAATTTCAGAAAAAGATAATATATGAAGATAGTAGTAACTGGAGGTTTAGGGTTTATAGGTTCTTCTTTTGTAAATTTATTAGGTACAAAAGGACATGAGGTGCTTATTGTAGATAAGTTTACCTATGCAGCGAATATAAACAATGTATCTTCTATAAATTACAGTATTCTTAAAAAAGACATATGCGATGTAACTGAAGACGATTTAGGAGAGTATGAATATATAGTTAACTTTGCAGCAGAGTCTCATGTAGACAATTCTATAAAAGATGGTAAGCCTTTTATTAAATCTAACATTGAAGGTACTTTTAATCTTTTAGAATTAGCAAGAAGAAATAAAAAAATAAAAAAGTTTATTCAAATCTCCACAGATGAGGTGTATGGTGATATGGATGATTATGGAGATAAGGTTTTAGCAGATGAATCTTTTCCTTTAATAGGTTCATCGTACTACTCTTCTACAAAAGCATCTGCTGATCTTTTAGTTCAATCAGCTGGTAGAACATATAACCTTCCTTATATGATAACTCGTACCTGTAATAATTACGGAGTCAATCAGTTTAGTGAAAAGTTTCTTCCAACTATATTTAACTGTGTAAAAAATGACAAAGAGATTCCTGTGTATGGAGACGGTAAACAAATAAGGGAATGGATATGGGTAGAGGACAATGTTAATATAGTTTACGATTTAATGTTATCTAGTAATGGAGTTCATAATATAGGTACAGGTGAAACATGGTCTAACATAGAACTGATAAACCTTATTGGTAGTATTTTGAATAAAGATATTAAATATAAGTTTGTAGAAGATCGATTAGGACATGATAGAAGATATGGGTTAAAAACTATTTATAATTATAACTTCAAAACTTTAGAAGAGTACTTAAAAGAACAGATATGAAAAAAGTTTTAGTAACAGGTGGAGCAGGAGCTGTAGGCTCAAATTTAATTCAAGCTCTTTTAAAAAATAAAAATAAAGTTATAAGTTGGGATAACTACTCTATAGGTAGTAAAAGCAATCACGTAGATGGAGCAGAATATTTTGATATAGATACTCAAAATACTCAACTAGAACTTCTAGAAGGAGTAGATTTAGTCTACCATTTAGGAGAGTACTCTAAAGTAGTCCCTTCGTACCCAGAAATAGAAAAGGCATTTGATTTTAACATACTAGGTAGCTTTAAGTTAATAGAGGCGTGTAAGAAATTAGATATTCCTATCATTTATGCTGGGTCATCAACTAAACTAGCTGAACCAGGAGAATTGCATTCACCTTATTCATTTTTCAAATCTATGGTTGCAAAACTTACTCAAGGGTATGGAGATTGGTTCGGTTTAAGATATAACATTTGCTACTTTTATAATGTATATGGTCCTAAAACTGAGTTATGGGGCAATGAATGGCAAACAGTTATTAATATATTTAGAGATCAAAGACAAGCTGGCGAAGAATTAACCATTACAGGAGACGGTACACAGCGTAGAGATTTTACTCATGTCAACGATATAGTACAGGGATTAATACTAGCAGGAAATAATATAAGAAACGATGAATTTCAATTAGGTACAGGAAAAGAATACTCTATATTGGAAATAGCAGCAGCGTTTGATCATCCTTATAGGTTTATAGATGCAAGACCTGGAGATAGACCAACCGGCCTAGCTAATATTAAACATACTCAAGAAGTATTAGGTTACAAACCTACAATAGATGTTATCGACTATATAAAAAGTTTATGAAGATTTGTTATGTAACAGAAATGGGATTCATGGGTAAAATACCTAGAGATTATCCTATGATGAGAACAGAACAAGCCTGGCCATGTGCATTAGAGGCTGATTGTTTTCCATACAGCCATGTACCTACAGTTAAGTATGATTTAGCCCTTTGTGTTATTCCTAAAAAGAATGTTAGTGATTGGATGGCCAATACAACATTTGAGAAAATGAGGACCTATGCAGATAAAATAGCTATCATGCAAGAAGGCCCTCAATGGTGCTTTCAGGACTATACTCTAGTTGAACAGATATGGTACTTTAATACTATTCAGAAAGCTGATATTTTGTATGTTCACAACGAAATAGATAAAATGTACTATGAAGGTATTACAGGCCATCATGATGTAAGAATACTTCCTACTCTAATGATAGAAGACTCCATAAAAGATTTACCAGAAGTAGATAGAAAAGGAGTTATGATAGGAGGAAACTTTGTTAGTTGGTATGGAGGTTTTGACTCATTTTTAGTAGCATCAGAGTTAGAGGAAGATGTTTACTCTCCTCAAATGGGAAGAAGACAGGAAGGAGAATCACAGTTAGGTATAACCCAGTTACCTTACATGAATTGGGTAGAGTGGATAAAAGAGCTCAATAATTTTAAATATGCCGTTCATCTTATGAGAACTCATGCAGCTGGTACGTTTGTTTTAAATTGTGCCTTTCTAGGTATACCCTGTATAGGCTATGAAGGATTAGACACCCAGCAAATTTGTCATCCTAATACTACTATTAAATTAGGAGATCTTCCTGAGGCCCGAAAAATTATTCGTAAATTAAAAGAAGATAGTAAGTTCTATGCTGAATGTAGCAGAGAAGCTAGAGAAGGTTTTAGGCAATTCAAAGAAGAAGAATTTTTAAATAAGTTTTATGTTTCAATTTAGAGTAGTAAATGATGAAGTTGTATCTGATGGTTTAACTACTTACTTAGGGATACCTAAATATCTTCTAGATACTGGACAAGCAAACACTCTTCCTAAAGATTATAGTGGCTGGTTTCCATTTATGAGATTATGTTATTCCTTAGGGGATTTATCCATTATATCAGCTATGTTTAAGGCTTTAAAAGTTAAGTACCCTAATATTAAAATAGCAGTTCCATCAGTTGAGTATGTTAACACTTTATTCGGTGAAGATATAAATAGATGGAGTTACGATGGTAAATCATCTGGTGCAGTAAATATGCTTCACACTTGGGCTAACAATCCTTATATAGATTCAGTTTTCAATGTAGGAGACTTTACAAATATATTTACTGATCATGATAGATGCTATTCAGAAATGGTAGTAGTAGACGGACAACTTAAAAGTGTAGATGAGCCTTTAGTTGAACAGATTTTAAGAAGATTCGGATTGACAGACGAGGAAATGAGCAAAATGGATCTATCACCTCAATATTATTTTACCCAAGAAGAAATTGATAGAAATAATAAAGTGATAAAAGAGTATTTTGGGGACGATGATTATGGTTGTTTATTATTTTCTGCTAGATCTATAAAGTATAAAGAACGTTGGGAGCATGAACATATGCTTTATGAAGCTGGAGAAAAATTTAAAAATAAACCTGTATTTTATTTTACAGAACATGAGCTAGAGAACACTGAATGGGATAATTTTTTTCCTAATAGAGTAAATTTTGCGGATCTTAAACTTAGTATGAGAGATCAAATTTATATAAAAAGAAAATCTCTGTTTAATATTAGTTACCAATCTGGAGTAACAGATGCATCTTATGGAGACGGGTCTGAAATACATTTGTTAGCTATGGAAAATTCTATGAGAGAGAATACTATAAGAGGTATAAAGTACTATTTTAAAAACGGAACTAAAAAAATATATAAATGAAAATAAGTTTAATACAACCTGGAAGAAACAATTTAAAATATCTTAGATGGGCTTATGATGCTATAAGAAAGCATCAAGGAGAACATGAAGTAGAGATCTGTGTAGCTGATGACGCATCAACAGATGGTACTTGGGAATGGTGTAAAGAGATGATGGCTAAGGATGATAACTTTAAAGCTATACTAAATGATACTGGTAAGAGATTAGGTCATACAATACTATATGATAGATTGGTTAATGAAGTAGCTACAAACGACATAGCGATGATCTATCACGCTGATATGTATCTTTGTCCTGGTGCTTTAGATGCTATAGAAAGAGAGTTAGAAGAGAAGACAATAGTATCTTTAACTAGAATAGAACCACCTTTACACCCTAGAGGTCCAGAGAAGATATTATGGAATGGAGGAGTAGAACCAGAAGAGTTTTTAGAGGAGGAGCTATTAAAAGAGCTACCAAACTTTAAAGATGCTTCTAAAATTACAGAAGGTATATTTGCTCCTTGGGCATTTTATAGAAAAGACTTTCAAGAGATAGGAGGACATGATCCATTATATGCTCCTCAATCAAAAGAAGACTCAGATATATTTAATAGGTTTCAATTAAACGGTATCAAGTTTAAGCAAGTATGGGACGGTTTTGTATATCATATGACTTCTAGAGGTAGTAGAAGAAATACTTTAGATAAAGCTAAGAACATATATGAAGATAGTCCGGAATGGCTAGCACAGAATAGAAGATCAACTAGAAACTTTATCCGTAAGTGGGGTCATTTTGTTATGCATGATCACTTATTGAAACCAATTGTTCCTCCAAAATACAATATCGGTATAGTAGTTAAAAATTGTACTGAACAATTATTAGAGATATTAGAACCATGGTGTGATTGTTTATGTGTTGATATTTCGATTAAAAACTATATAGAAAAAGAACAGCCTAATACTTCATATGAGTTAGCTGATAGAATACATGAAGCTAATGAATGTGATAGTGATATAAAAATCTACATAGATGGTAAAGCATTTGATCAACAAGACTTTACGTATATTAATAAGATATCTCAAATTATAGAAGCAAGTGGTCAACCGTTTTCTAACTTTGAATTAGGTAACCTTAAAATATCTACCCAAGGAATGGCAACATATACAGAAGATTTAATTAAATTATGAGTACATATAAAAAATACATAATAGAGTTTACACATCAGGACGGTAAAATAGAAGAAGTAGAACTTATTACCGATAGAATAGAATGGTCTATAGAACAATGGAAAAGAAACAGAGCTATAGTCAATCATAAAATCATAAAAGAAGAATCATCAAATCAAAATAATAACCAACAAATGCTGTTTGGGTAACTATTTATTAAATATAGTTCATATGAAAAAGTTAGAAAAAATCGTAAAAAACGTAATAACAGAAGCAGCAAAGATTAATTTTGCTGGACATTCTTTCTTATTAAGAGTAGATACTAATGAAGACCCTCAAAAGAAAGGAGTCAAAGTTCAATTTGTTCCTACTGAGTTTGGTTCATTATCGGCTACAGAACAAAACGATATTGCTATCGAATTAGAAGGTAGATTAGAAAAAGGACTTGGAGAATATGATCTTAGAGTTGAGAGAGATAGAAATTTAAAAGATAAATCCATTATCGGTTTCTTTATCTACATAGAATATTTTGATAAGATCATTAGAAAAGCTTTATCAGATCAAAATCCAGGTGTAGAAACTCAACCAGATTTAGATGGATCCGAGTAAAAAAATAAGAGAGACTTTATTCTCTATACATCCAATATCTTACCGAATTAAATCAAAACAACCAGATAAAAAGTCTATGGACAGAACTCTATTTATTCGTATTATAAAAACATTAAAAGAAATAGATGAAAGAAGAGACTTCTTACATGGTGAGATGGGAATGGATCTAACAGCATATGAAGATAAGTTCTTTGAAGTCATAGAAGATCTTATGAAGATGCATTTCAATAAAGAACAACTTGCCCTAATACAAACATACCTCTATACTCTTAGCCCGGACCAGGAATGGGATGGAAAAATTACTTTAAAAAAGAATGGAGAAGAGATAGAACTATCCTTTAGAGAACCACACGAAGTATATAAAGTGGTTACTTCCTTTACAAAATAATACCTAATTTAGTTGGCGGCCTGAGATAAAGTTCGTATATTTAAGTCTATGAAACTAAAAATGATTCCATGTCCACGTTGTGGAAACGATTTTCCTGAGAAAAGGAAAGAATTAGGTTATCACGTCTGTGTTAACTGTTCAACTGTAAAACCTGTAGTCGGGATAACTACCGTAGAAGGTTCTGGTGACCATACCTATAATGATATTATAATTATGGACCAAGATAAAGCTTTAGCAATAGCTGAAAAAGAAGCTGAACTATCAGGTAAGAAAATACATATGGAAGTATTAGATCTTGATAAGGATGAGAACGAAGTATCTCAGTCAGTCAAGGAAGCTGTTACTAATGTACTTAATGATGAGGAAGATGACATCGAAGATGCTCTAGATCCTAACAAAGAGTACGAAGGTATAGAAGGTATAGATTATTAATGGCCAGACCATCTAAAATATTAACCAAGGAGGATATTATCCGGGCTCAAAAAGTAACTCGTTCTAATATGGCTGCTGCTAGATACTTGCACGTATCTTACAACCATTATAAGAAGTATGCTAAGATGTTTAAGAACGATGAAGGAGTTACTTTACTTGAAGCTCATATGAATCAAGCTGGTGAAGGCATTCCTAAGTTTGCTATAGCCGGTATTGATAATATTCCTTTGAATGATGTATTAGAAGGTAGAGTTCCAATCGAACATTTCGATCCTAGAAAAATTAAAGCACGTTTACTGAGTGAAGGTATGCTTGTTGAAGTATGTAGCAGATGTAACTTTGGTGAAAGAAGGATAACAGATCAGAAAGTTCCAGTTATCTTAAACTTTAAGGATGGTAATAAAAAGAATTGGCATCTAGATAACTTAGAGTTTCTATGTTATAACTGTTCATTTCTATATGCAGCTTCTCCTATAGAAGAGAAACAAGCAGAGGCAATGGAGGATTATGTTAGAACTAAAAGAGATGAGCCTGATTGGGAACTAGATGAACATCATATAGAACACTTGAAAGAGTTAGGACTATATGAAGAAGAAAATCCTGGAGAAGAGTTTATCTCCAGACAATAAACTATTTATTATTATGACCAAAAAGAAAGTAAATAAATTTTCTACTTGGAAAAAGAAGAAGCCTTTGGAAAGAAAGGTAGCAGACGACCTTGTTAGGAAGTCTGAACTTAACGATAAGTTAAGGGATAAGAAGATCGATACATCCTTTCTCGATCTATTTTAACTAAAATTTTTTTATGAAAAGATTATTATTAACCATTCTAATAAGTGTGATGTGTACAGGAATTATGGCATTTACAGTCAATAGAATGACAGCTCCTCCAATCGAAACTAAAATAATAAATACAGTTTCAGAAATAGTGCTTCCGGAAATAAAAATAGAAGCTCCTGAAGTAGAAATAGAAATTAAAAATCACGATAAGTTTTTAGATGATATAGGATTTAGAGAATCATCCAATAATTACAAAGCCGTTAACCAATTTGGTTATTTAGGTAAGTATCAATTTGGAAGAAAGACTTTAAATGCTATTGGTTTAAAAGATATCTCTAACTATGAGTTTTTATCTGATCCTACTATTCAAGAGTTAGCTATGGCTGAACTACTTCAAAGAAATAAAAGAACTCTGAGAAGAGAGATCGAAAAGTATCAAGGTAAAGTAATCAACGGTATTTATATTACAGAGTCAGGAATACTTGCAGCAGCCCATTTAGGAGGTGCAGGTAATGTTAAGAAGTTCTTTAGAAAAGGATATGAATTTGAAGATGGTAATGGTACTAAAATGACTTCTTATATGGTTAGATTTGCTGATTATAGCTTGGATATTAGATAAAAAGTTCTTATATTTAGATATGGAAAAACAGGGAGAGATTGTAAAACTAATAAACGACTACAACACTGCAGGTGTTTTAGAAATCAATATAAAAGATCATTGGTATAGAACTACCTCTAGATATTTTAGATCACATAAAGGTCCAAGAAGGATAACAGCTCCAGATAGAGTTATTAGAGGAGATGTATGGACCCCTAACATGGTCACGACTGAGTATTTAGGACCGGTATATAAATTTAACTCAAATGAAATCATTAGATAACATGGACGATAATAAAATGCAGTTTAGCGACTACCTATGGGCCGCTTTTATATTTTTATTAGCAATGGCAGCAGTTTCTTAAAATAATAGTATGGTAAGATTACATTTCGAAACAGCAGATCAGTTTCAAGGGCTATTCAAACAAAAAAGTAGAAAGGTTACCGATGCTATGGTATTGGGTATAGAAAAAGCTA